AGAGGCTGAAAGAAAAAAGAAGGGGTCTAGGGTCCTTATGTAGTTTTAGGCGCCAGTTTCAAGAGGACCCTTCTCATGACGTCTATGACAAACAGCAACACAACGGCATACTGTACGGGAATGAACTGGGCAACCAATATGAGCAGGGGCTCGTAGTAATAGAAGGTTTCACCGAAGCTTTTCAAGTCAAATGTTTCGTTCTTTTTGAAGACTTTCTGCATGAATCCGCTTGTAGCGCCCACAATCACCGTTGCCACGAGACCCACGAACGCGGGGTTCTCGAGGAGTTTGTCAGCTCCATTGCTCAAGTTGCCGAGGGCTTCAATCTTGATCTGGTTCATCCAAATCAGGCCCTCAATAATCAGGAATACGGCGGTGACTATGATTATGATGAGGGCTAAGTTGCTGTTTATTTTTTTCTCACTCAATACATTCACCTCCTTTTCTGACCGAGAAGACCCGCAGACTCCGACCTGGAAATAGGAGAAGGAAGAGATTTGAAGGAAAAAAACGGAGCCTGCGAGCCCTGTAGCAAAGTCGGCCATCAAGAAAGGGCCTTCGCTACCGTGAAAACTGACTAGACCTCTTGCAATGCTAACGTGAAGCGCCGGACGTTTTTGCCGGCTAAATCTGCCGCGTCAATGGTCATTCCAAGAATATAGACGGTCGTGCCTATGACGCGGACCTCATCGGTGACTGTGAACGTGACGGTTGTTCCCGCTGCAGCTGTATCCTGGAAGCTTTTGGCTTGGCTGCTGGACCATGCAACGGCGCTTTCTACGCATTCAAGGGTCCAGGTTCGAAGGACGCCGAGGACCTTGACTTTCCGTTTGTAAGCACCGTTTTCGGAGTCGTCGCCTTGGATATGGATGATTTCGAAGCCTTCGCTCAGGCTTTTGCAGTCTAAGGTTTTACTGTCAAGCGTGACTGTCATTTTGATTCCTTTTTAGGTTCATCGTTCCAGAGCCATACCGAAGCGAAGAGCACGAGCATTCCCACAAACATTAGGATGAAGCTGAGGTCGTATGTGGCGCCGTTTGTCGTATGCAGACCCCAGACGATTGTGTGCGGCAAAAGCCAGTCTGTTCCCCGCCATGACGCTAAAATCTCTTGCAACTGTTCGAAGCCAAACATGAATATAGCGACGGCCGCGAATATGCCGATGACATTCAACAGGTGTTTCCGCATCTTGTTTTACCTCATATCAACTGCGACATAAGCGAGGCAGGCGCCTAATCCACTGGCAAAAACCGAGACGGTGGGCACTTTGACAATTTCAAACGTGTAGCTGTGGCTGAGGATCCCTGTTCCCGAGGCGGCGCTGTAATAGTCTGTCGTGTCACCGTAGCTTACGGATCGTATTTTGCCTATTTTGCTGCTTTTAGTTGGATCCACATCCAGAGGCTCATAGGTGAGATAGAGGGTGCTGAGTTGCAGGAAATCAAGGTTCATAGGCTCGTTTAAACTTGCGAAGAGTAGCCAGGGACACCCAATAATGCTGATGTGGACGACGGTGTTGGCATTGTCTTTTGTGATTGCGAAAGTGTGTGCTGAGCCGACGCTGAGACTGCAATAGTAATAGGCGTAAGCATTTTCATACGGCGTTGTGTCCTGGATCCTGTCTGTCCACGTGATTTGAGTTCCGTCGACTGCAAGGCTAACGCCATTGGTTAATGCGTCTCCTGGATTCTCAAAGTTAGTCTGACCAGCAGGCGTGTAGGCCCAAACGTGCACGGCGAACACGGCGTTTTTCAAGGTTCCGAAGAAACTGGCTGGACTCCGCTGCGCTACGGTTTTGCTGATTTGAGTTGAATAAGCGGCTAGGGCACTGTAGATTTGATCGTTGAATTTGGCTTTTCCAAGTTGAAACAGGCGGATTTGTCCTGAATTCGGGGCGTTACGTTGTTCCATGACGACGGCGTGGGTTCCAGCGGCTACGAAGGCGATTCCCGTGTAGGTTGCAGCCGCGTAGCAGCCGTGAACGTAGAAGCTGCCGATTTTCAGGCGGTAAGCACTTGCATTGTCAACTGTAACTTTGAAGATTACGAGGCTGTCTTCGCTCAACGTGATGTTGCCGTAACTGTGAATTGTGCCCCATGCAGCATTATCACGCGTGTAGGTAGCGCTGTCGTTGATGAGTCGTTCTTCACTTGCAAGCTGCCTGACCTGTTCGCCTAACAAAACCATTTAGGGTTGTGGACCTCCCATTTTTCCGTAACGATTCCAATTATACAAGCCACCAACGCTCCTGGTCATTGAGCTTGTTGTGCTACTGCCAAGGCGAATCTGGCTTTGACCCGTCGGCGCACTCACGCTTGTAGCTTCAATCACGACGTTTTTCAAAGCATCCTTAATCAGTTGCGCGCACATCCGGGCAGTCTGAAGATCCGCGGCGCCTTCAACGTTGACCAATGGAGCATTGATCTCCACAATCACTGAAGACCCTCCGCCTATTGGCGCCGAGGGCCAGCTAGGCATTGAACCTCGAACGGCCTGTTCTATTTCAAGGGCTTTTTCTGCGTTGGCCCATTCCCAGCTGCGGGCTTCACGATTCCATGTATACAATGGTTCCGCGGCTGCTTCCCCTGTTTTCGCAGTGTCCGCAAGTTTAGCCATCAACTCGTCAAGAATATTCACGGATTCTTCAAGGCTGATGTTCATGTCAGTTGCAAATTTCTTGGCCGCGGTCATGACGCTGACCATCATTCCAGACTTCCAAGCTTTCGCGTAGGCCTCAACGTATTTGTCGCCTAGTTCCCGGGCCTTATCAAGGTTCCAATGAGACTGCAACTGATCGAAGAGAGCGGCTACTGGATCGATTGCTTCAGTGATTTGCGTGCTTATTTCTTCAACGACTGAGGGAATTTGTTCGAGAGAGGCGAGAAAATTATCTATTGTCTTGCGGGCGTCGTCGATGCTGATGCCAAATGTCTCGGCAAAATCGAGGAGGACCCATGTTGCTTTGTCAATGTTGCCGCCAGTGAGTGCCTTGTCAAATTCGAGGGCGATCTTTTGGAGGGCCTCTGAACCTGCCGCCTGCAAAAGCTTGAAGTCATTTCTCAATTGTCCTGCAGTGTCTGACCATAGTTTATTGTCTTCTTTGACTAATTCATAGAATTCCTTGTAAGCTGCAACCATCTTTCCTTCAGGTGACAAACTATAAGCAAGGTCATCAACCCCTTTTTGCAAAGTTTGGAATTGAATGTCCAATTCTCCAATGGCTTGTTTCAATTTATCAAATTCAGTGCGAGAAGCATATATTTGCTTGTACTCTTCTCTAAGAGCATCGGCCGCGGAATTGACTACCAAAGTAAGTGTAGTAATGGCACCAGCCACTATGCCTATTGGTCCCAACGCAGCACTTAGACCGATGCCCATTGCTTTTAACGCGGTCGTTAAGCTTGTAACGGCGGTTATAACTGTAGGCACAATGCTGACGGCGAACATGAGCATGGTTTGACCAACGTCTTCCTGTGCAAGTTGTTGTCTTTCATATGCAACGGTTAGACTTTCTTGTGCAATCTTCAGTTTATCCAAGGCATCTGCAGCTTCAGCACTCTTGAAACCGTATTTTGCGACTGTTTCATTATAGTTTTTGGTTATCTGGTCCAAGCTTTCTGTTGAACGTTGCACCATCAAGTTTGCACGATCAAGTGAGACCTGAGACTTGTGTATTCTGTCGAAACTCATGTAGAGGCTGAAGGCCGCTGTGGTTACTCCGCTGAGACCAACAGCAAGATCCTTGAATGAAGTCTTCACTTCATCAGTGCTACGGCCAATAGTTCGAAGTTTCGCTGAGGCTTGGTCGATAGCTGTAACTAGGATATCTATCCTTGTTTGTCCACCTGCATACGCCATGTTTTATCCTCTCACATTTCTCAACCATCTGACAGTTTCGACAAGAAAAGTGGCTTGAGACGGAGTTAACGCTAGAACTTTGTCAAAATCTAACGTGCGATATTCGTGCATAATCAACCCAATGATCTGGGCGTCTGGAGAGCATCGAAACCATAAAGCTATTTCTTCGCTAGGGGCCGTAAAAAAGACGCATGTTTGCCGACTACATCGAAGAGGCGATTGGCTTTCTCGAATGGAAAAGCTTTGATATCCTGCCAAGTAAGGTCGGGATACGCTTTTTGCAGCATGAAATAGACGACTTTCAAGCCTCTTTCATCTGCATCCTCAGTTTTGTTGATTTCAAAAGCCTCTATGATTGATAGACCGCCGAATTTGACTTCACCGAGAACAGGATCCTGGACTGTTATGATTTTATGGGCGTCTGCAAGGAGTTGCCGGGGATCGAATTTTTTGGCTGTCTCTCGCTCCGCTGCCTCTTCTTTTTCGAACAGTTCACGCCCAACGTCTGCAGGACTCTTCTTCTGTGTTTTCGACAACCTTTCCAGGGCTCCTAAGTGTATGTTGCGAGTCCTAATGCTGCTGCTTCGCCGCTTCCGTCTTCAATGACTATGCCTGCTTGCTCGTCTCGCCAGCCATGATGAAAGATTATAGCGTTGGTCAAAGTGTATTTCGGTTGGCCTACTGGTGTGCAGTTTGCAGGACCCAGCAAAATCGTCATTTTCGTTCCTGCCAAAACCAAGGCCGCATATACCGTGTCGATGAACATTTTTTGAAAACTGAACTTGAAGGTTTTGTTTCCGCTTTCCAAGACTGCGGGGACGTCGCTTGTGAACTTGTAGTCTTTGATCACGTCTGCGTCAAGGTCGAAGGTTACGCCTTTGATGTAGCCTGCTTCAGCTCCGTTTATGGTTATGCTTCCGTTTCTACCTATCGCGGGAGTTATGTTTACCATTTTTTTTTATATCTCCTTTTTTTCTTGTTTTGCGGAGAACCGATCAAAGTCGATTCTCATTCGCAACAAGTTTGAAAGATGAGCTGTCAACATCATATCGAGGAATTCGCTTTTGTGAAGTTGAAAATGTGATTCGGCAACATGGAGATGCAGTTCCCATTGACGTGAATATTCACGGGTAAACATGTCTCTCGAGAGACCTTTCAGCGCGCGCTCATACTCTTCATGCACCGTGACGAAAGCGAGGCCGATCCACGCCCGGTAATACCGGTCATTTTCGCCCACATACAACAGGATTTTCCGTGTTGCTGACAGGAACGTGAGGAAATTGCGGTCCTCGAGGCCGCCTAAAGTTTGATGGGGCACGTCATCAAAACGTCCGCCCCACACCTCGAGGCAATAAGCGTTAAACAAGTGTTGGAAAACGTGTTTAGCCATACACGTCTGAGGATAATTAACTGTGGGTTCGGGAACAAGTTTGTCTATGACCCGCATACAGAGGTTGATGACTTTCTTGAGTAAGTGCTCTTTTAGCTCCTTGTGCATATGGAGCACCTAAGGCGTGAACAAAACTATTGCAGAAAAGCGCACGACCCCGCCGTAATAGAGTTTTCCTTGTGTGCGGATCTCGCCTGGACTAAAGAAGATTGGATTCACATCTTTGACGGTTCCATTCAGAGTTGAGTCGGCTATGATTGCGTCCATGACGTCGCCCATGGGTGAAAGGATGTCTGCGAACCAGTCGGAGGGCTCGGTTTCGCGGATCATAACTATTACGGAGAATGTGACTTTGCATTCAAGTCTCGTTCCGAGGGTTGCCAATGCGATATCTGTAGGCTCCGGATTGATTGTGGCCATAGGCAACTCTGTAACCTTGAACTGTTCGCCGAGGACCACGCGTTTGATTGAATCAACTGCCTCGAGGTCCACTTTGACCCGGTCAAATAAATTCTTGTAACTGGTATAGAATTTGTTGGTCACTTGATTTCGTCTCTTGCTATTTCATTCCACAACTCCGGAATCTTCTGGCCGGTTGCCTCAGCAGTTTCTCGTATGAATGGTTGCGCTCGTGTTCCCGGGTGATGCACGAGATGTGTGAAAATGATTCTGCCTCCAACCTCGAACCTGAGGACAGAGGCGTTGACAGGTTGGATCTCATGAGGGGCCGTGCCATACTCAACGTAAATGGCATAGGGCACTGTCGGCCCGATTGTTGCCTCGAGGCCTCGCACGTCTTTCCGGATGCTGCCTAACATTCGCCCGGTTCTCACTGGGGCCTTGGCCGACATCAATGCGTAAGCGTATTCTGCAGCGTTCTTCACGAGCAACGGCAATAGTTTGCTGTCAACTTGGTCGGATAAGAGTTGGATGTCTAGGCCGCGCTGTTGAATCTCGATGGTTATGCTCATCCGCAAACAACCATTTTGCGAATGAAAGGCGTAAGCATCACTTGGAGCTCTCGAGTGAACACGTCTGGAAAAATGACTTTCAAACTGAAATCATCAATGCGGCTTACCGGGTTGACTTTTCTCTGGAGGATCTCCTGGAGGCTGTTGGTGCAGATTTGGATGCACACGTGTTTGACGGCTGTTGGCACGGCGGCGTACCCTGCCGTGTAGCTTACCCTCACGCTTTGCTCGGGGATTGCAGGGGTCTTGTTGACGAGCATGAGTTGTCCCGTGTCCAGGTTGAGGATGTAGTCGATGGCTGCGAGTGTTACCCAGTTTGCAGCGATTCCGTAGCCTTGATCGTTGTATTCGACTTTTGAAATTGTTACAATGGGGTAATAGCGGAGGTCTATCCAGGGATACTTGTAGTCGTAGAGTTGGTTTGTGAAGGCTTTTCCTGCTGCATCGAAGAATCCGAGGGGGGCGTTGCAATAGTTTTCTATCAAGCCTTGGGCCTGCAAGATGAGTGTGTCGAGGAAGGTGTTGAATGCTGTCTCATTAGCGTAGCCGAGGTCTTCATACGTGATTTTGTTGAAGGCTCTGATTTCATCTTTTGTGCAGTAAACCATTCACATCACTCATATACGTCGCGGAATTTGATTTCAAACTCGGCTTTCGTGGGGAAGGTCATGACTTTGCCATCTGCAAAGGTGATTTCGAATTCGGCCTCGTAAAGCACGTATCCGTCAGCCTCTAGGGTGACGTCTGTGTCTCCTACAATCCAGTCATAACGGACCTGGCCACTGGTTGCGGGCGATACGATTGTTGCGGTTGCGTTAACCTTGACTGTGGAGCCTTTTTTCATGTGGAATTTAGCTGTGCATCCTGTTAGGTCCACAGTCGTCCCATCTGAATATTTTAAGGTGGCTAATACGGAGGGTTTGCGGTCGCCTTTGACCATTTCAAAAGTTGTTTTAGTCAAGAGTTACGGCTCCCAGGTTTCCTTCAAGATTTATGCTGCCAATATTGACTTCGAGGGTGATGGATCGTGTTATGATGTTGGTTTCGGTCGTGATTTGGGGGATGCTGTGTGTATAATGGGGAGAAAGGGTTTCATCGGAGGAGACGTTGATTATTTGAGTTGGCGCCGCCTCGTTACGGCTCGGCCTCGAACTTGCAAGACTCATCTAAGTATCACTACATTGAAAGTTTTGTTTTCTATCACCATCGTGCCGAAATGAAGGATGAAGGTTGTTGCTGTTGGCGCGTCTGCCCAAGCGCCGTATCCCTGGGGATCTCCTTGGAAGGTCGGGATTATTTTGTCAACTGTCGGTGCATACCCGAGGCCATGTGTGACGGTCACGGTTTCAGCGCCTGCTAAAATTGTTGCTGTCCCTCGCCATGCAACCGCATTGGTTTTGCTAGGCCTCACTTGAACCATAATCTTACGCTCCCAAGTCTCTCTCGAGGTGACGGTAAGCAATTGTTCTCGTCACTGTCACATCGGTTGAGCATTGAATTGTTACTTTGCAGTAGCCATGAACTAGGTTGATTTCGACGCTTGGATATTCATTCTCTTGTCCGACCACGTATTCGGCATAGGCTGAGGGTTTGTCACTGTAGTTAGTACCGTCAATTTTGTTGTAAACGCGGATTTTGACTGTTCCGCCCTCCGCCGCCGTCTCCAAGACATCAAGATCAAAGAAGACTGATAACGCGTAGATGCCTGTCTTCGCAATTTCCACAACCTGCGTTTCCGCCTTATCATTGGCAGTTGTGATGTCATGCGTCAAGTTTCCCGCGTCAACCGCGTTCTCAACTTTTCCCTCAACATCCGTTGCTTCCTGACTGCTTAATCCGAGGGTGCTTTCCTTCGCTTTCAAATATGCATGAACATTCAACGTTGTGCAACGAAGATTAAGCAATTCAGCATTGTTGAGGTTGTCAAGGTATCCTGCTCGTGCCGCGCTGAGTCGAGTCAACAATGTTGCGACATCAGAGGACAATGCTACGGCGCCTGCACTCAAGTTATCAAGGTATCCTGCACGGAGGGCAGATAACCGTGTGAGTAAAGTATCTATGTCTGCGGGGATATTTGTCGCACCTAATTCTCCGAGTCTCACATCGGTGCAGACAGAAGCTAAAGCGACTGCGCCGCCGCTGAGATTATCAAGATAACCCGCGCGAGCGGCAGATAAGCGAGAGAGGACCGTTGCCATATCGGCGTTGAGTGCAATGGCGCCTCCTGAAAGATTGTCTAGGTAGCCTGCTCTTGTCGCTGTCAATCGTGCAAGCAAAGCATCAAGGTCTGTGTTGAGTGCAGAAAGTCCATAGGTGCCGTTTATGAGTAAGGCTTCATTGCCGACTCCGACTGGAAAAGCTAAGCCGCCATATTGTTCAGGCGACGCGCATGAAAACTTGATTGCCCAAACACCCGCAGTATCAGGCGTAAACTGGGCATAGTAGAGGCCGCCTGCAATTTCCGTGACTGTGGGCGTGCTGAATTGGGTGAAGGTTTCATCGTAGACGATGGCGGTGACGGTTTTGCCTGTTGCAGGCTTACCAGTCGACGGATCAATCAGGAAGAAAAGGGAAGAGATAACTTCGTTTATGGCATACATCTTATACGCCCCATACGGTGACTGTGGGTGCGGTTGTCCATGTGCATGTGAACGTCCAACTTCTTGGAATTCGGAATGCTGTTAATGTTGCGGCTGCATCTATGATCTTAGTTCCTCCAGAAGGAAAGGCTATGGTCACGTTGACTCCTGTTCCTCCTGAGACGGTTATGTAATATTCAGTGTTGAAGGTGATGTAGGTTGTCGTGTTTGTTGGGGTTGCCGCTGTTCCTTGCGCTAGGAATATTCCGTAGTGGCTGCCAAACGAAGCGAATGGAAGTGCAATAGCAATAGGAGGCGGATACGACGTGTCGTTGTAGAAAGTGCAGTCGAAGACTTCTGTGCGGATGCCCCATCGAAGCATAGCATTAGTAATAGTGAGTCCGCCACCAAATTCGACGTTTTTAATCTTGTTTTGGCGGCTTGCATAGTCCGTTCCAGCGTAGTTTGTGCCATCATACCACACATAGCTTGAACCAGCAGCCATGTAGATTTGCCCGCCATCCATCGTAACATGTCTCGTGCCACTTACCATGTAAACGGCGGTGTTCTTGATCCCCCACATTCCCGTATTGATGAATTGAATGTCTTCGGAAAAGCTTGAGCCGTCACTCTGTATCCAAACACCATAATCCATGTATTCGATAATGCTATTGTAGAAACTCATCCTACCCCCCCAAGTGATGTTAACCCCAGTTTGCCCTGTTCCAGAAAGCCCAGACTCACTATCTAAAATCTCCAAACGATGAAACTCAAGAGCATTTATGATGTCGTTCCCTGAGGCTGCACCGCCCTCTAATTTCAGACCTGTACCGCCATTATGAACACCAATAATTATGTCAGCGAGATATGACTCGCCGCTATTGAAATTCGTCGCGCTGTTGTATAGATAGATGCCTGTCCCATAAGTGTCCATTCGGACATGCTGTATGTTCAATAGCATTGTTTGACCTAGACTTATGCCAGCATACCCCGCCTTTATCTCTCTAATTATCACGTTGTCGATTGCACCACCCCATTTATTGCCAGTATGAGTTGGCCATACACCGTAGATGCCATTGCCGCTTTTCTGGTTCATGTCGATCTGTAAATTGCTGATTTCCCAGTCGCTATAAATCGAGTCATCTGTCCCGTTGTTGATCCAGAAACAATCGGTATTTGCCGTAACATTAAACACGGTCATCATGGAAGAACCCTGTATTTTGGTTTGCCTTCCTAGACCGATCCTAGTATCAATGTTATAATAGGCATCAAGAACGAGAATCGACCCTGCCTTTGCAGCCGCGTTTAATCCGCTTGAGCTTTCGCCACTTGACAAGTTACCCACCGCATTGTTGAGAACGGCACTTGCATTAGTGCTAGTCGTCAATGTTCCATCATACTTCTCTGCGTAATACGTGGAACCAGTCTTGTAGACAGTATATGTGAAAGGCAAAGTGTATGAGCTGGCGCTGCCTCCGCCGATACTGGGAAAAGTCACAACGGCGCTGCCATTCCAATATTTGTAAGTGTCCTCTACTGTGTTGTACCAAGTGTAGCCTTGTTCTGGTTGCCCCCACCCCGCAGTTGAGGGGTCTGCCGCTAGTTGCGTCCATAGAACAGTTCCGCGAGTATTGAACCATTGAAGTACGCCACTGTAGGATTGGCAAACTATTTGTGTGCTTGTCAAAGCCAAGCTTGAATTGTGAGTGCAATCTTTCAGATACAAGAGGCCTGATGTCATGTTGCCTAACGCGTATTGCTCGACCAGTGTCTTGTTTGTGCTGTAGAATTCGAGGCGCCCTGCACGGTCATCCGTCCCGTTGAAAAGACAGTAATAGGTGCTATGGGGGGCGATGATGTAGTTTGCTTCTTTCACCATTGCTGAAACTGTGCTGTTCACGGGAATGTTGATCTGTGCTTTGGTCTCATTGATCTCCTTAGCCATTTCGTCGATGTAAACTTGAAAATCAGCGTTGATCTTGACTTCTGCACCCTGCCGTGCAGCCCACCCCCCTGCCAATGTAAGACCAATAAGTAGGAAGAGAAGTATGGCTGCTTGCCACCATTTCAAACTGAAAATTGCTGTTTTCAAACTAGGTGTTTCTTTACTCATTTTGCATGTTTTCTCTTTGCATCTACACCGATGCACCTGAACAACCTATACTCTGACAACTGCGATCCATCCGACCTCTTGATCGAGGAAAATTACTCGGATGACCCTGATATTTCCGTCCGTGTGAAACAGTTTCTTCCCCTCGCTCCGTGCAATGGCTACGACGTCGCCGACGTCTCTGAACTTGTGCTGGTCGTCACGGATAACGAGGGCCTTGAGGATTACGCTCATTTCTTTCCTTTCCCTTCATGCCATAAAGCAATGAATTCAACCAAGGCTAACAGTTTCTTGACGAGCCATGCCTGCAGCCCCTCGAATTGACGGTTCGTGCCCATTGAAAGCACATAGACTTTTACAGGCACGAGAATGGGGAGCTCGCCTTTCTGAATCTTCCGAAAACGGCAGACATGACAGGTGAAATGCGGACGCCTCAAATCGTGGCCGCACAAGTTGATGCATCGAGGCGCAAAACGAGCCTTATGGATATCCGCTTTGGGCTCTGGTAAACTGTAAACCGCGAATGTATTCCCACTCTCATCAAACCCGTACAAGATGCTGTCATTCAATTTGTAGAAGGGCGTTATGCCATAGGCAAGGGCCCGCAATTCAACAGGACTCAACTTTAAGAGTGGCTTGTAGAGGTCTTTCATGTCAAGCCAAACGCCCTCTGTTGATGATTCTGCCATTTTCAGTTACAACCTTGTGAATGTGAAATTCCCTAGAAAAAGGGGAAGATGATGTGAAGCATCGAGGTGAAACTAGCTTTGATATGTGATGGTGCAGATGCTGTTTGCGCTGCCATATTGGGCGCCGCCATCCAGGTGAGTGATCACGTAGCTTCCAAGTTCAGTCGGGACACGATACAATTCTACAAGCGGCTCATCTTGCAATGCACCCCAGATTGCGCTTTGTCCCTTCAGTCCGACGTAAGCAAGTTTCTTATGAGCAGCTAAGAACGTTGTATCCCAGTATGGGTCTGCGTACCAGTCGAGGCCGAGGGCATGCGCTTTCTTGCCGAGTCCACTGACCATCAGGTCGTTGAGTGAACCGTAGTATTGGGTCATGGCGTCGGTTGTGCTGAATGCGGTCCACATGCTGCTTGGTGAAGTTATGATGAAGTCTGAAGTGAACCCGTCTGCAGCGTTCAGTTTGATTGCGTTTCGCACATCTGTGAAGGTCAATACTGAGGTTGCAGCAGCACTTACGGTGTTGCCTGCCCCTGCAGAGAGGACGACAGCGACCTTTTCAAAGATGCCTTGACGGACACATCCACCGTGGATCCTGCCGATCTCTTCCACGAAGTTGATGGCTGAGGTGTTAGCAAGCAAGTCGCTGATCTGTGTGACTTTGCCGAATGGCGCCAGTGTAATAGTTCGCTTGGCAACTGTTGGGTCTGCAGCGCTTAATGCTGAACCTTCAGTCCAGCTGCCATAGGCAGGCGCCGTGAGCACTTGGGTGTCGATGGTTTTGCCAGCGCCTTTAGGAACCTTTATAGTCATGCATATTTCGCGGAGGTCTGCCCAGTTGTTGAGTTCCAAGAGTGCTCTTGCCTGAACCATTGTTGGTAGGGCTATGTTGCTTGTGCCACTGAGGAGTTCTTTCAGCGTCATTGCGGCCGTGTCGCTTTCATTGAATGTGCGAAGTTTCTCGCTGAGGGCTCGTTTCCTCTGTGCAGCATAGATTTCTCGGGCAGTCATATTGAAGTATGGAGCAAGGTCTTCTTTGCCCGCCAATTGTTCGAGTGCCTTTGTGATTCTGTCATCTATGGATTTAGTAGCTTCTGCGATTTTTGGATCATCCATATTTTCATTCTCCTTTTGCGTTTACTTCCCACATTTCGCTCTAGGGCTCACCCCAGAGAGTCGGAGGGTCAACTCGCCGCCAACCAAAACTAAAAACTGAATTGAATTGTTACTTGGACTTCTTGGTCTGTGCTTCAATGACTTCTAGGCTTACAAGTCGGAATGCATCTGCTTTGTCGAGGCCTTCACTGCGGAGTTGGTGAAAACGAATCCAGAACCCTTCCTTCGTCAAAACACATTTACATGGTTCCTTGTTTGCTTCTGGTTTCGGAGGCTCCGGCTTCTTGAGTTCCGCAAGTGTTGCTTCGAAAGTTTTGAGTCTGGTTTCTATGTCAATGAGCTTTTCCTTAGTCTCGTAGTCCCCGACGCCTGCATCCTTAGCCGCTGCAACCAGAACCTTTTGAGCCGTGGCTCGGAGGTCCGCTGCGGTTATGCTGTCAGTTACTGGTTCTATCTGGTTCATTCTGGCGAGGGCGTTGCGCAAGTGTGGAAGGTCAACTGTTCCGTCTTTGTCTTTGAAGGGCAAGTGCCGGCAGCGTTTGTCCTGGGTTTTGTCGGGGTATGCAGGTTCGACTACGGCGAAACTGGAGTCTGGTAATTCGTTGATGTATGCGGCGGTCCATTCTGCCTCGAGGCCTGCAGGATCCGAGGCGGCCAGCGGGGTTTGAGCAGGAGTAATCGGAGGCGGTGTTGCTGGCGGTTGTGTGGGAGGCGACGCTGGAGTTTGTCCAGGTATTGGATTTTGACTGTTTGGTTCATTCAAGTTTGTCACGCTCGTGACTGTGAAGGATTCAACCAGTTTTTCAACCGGCATAATACGACTGAGAGGTACCCCGGGTAGGACGTCTTTCGTGAGTAATGCGAGGCCTGTGAAAACGAGGCCAAGACACACGTTGCCTTCCGGCGTCTGTTCCGTACCTCGGAGACAATCTGCCTCGATACTGACTTGGAGGATGTCGCCTTTCTCAATCAGTTTCAGGGCTTTACTTTCCTTCTCTATCCGGAGGAGGCATTCGACGCAGTTGTCCTCGTATTGAGCATCGTAAATGGTGACTTCAGGAAGCTTCTCATCTGTATGATTGAGGTCTACGGTTTTGCCGACCAATGACCTGGCTGCCTGCAGCAACTCATCTTTCGTGTAAACATTGTTGTTCATGCTGGAAAGGGGAAAGAGGGCTTCAACTTTGAAGTATTTGGCTTTTTCATCTTCTTTCAGAAATTTGAGGTATGATTTGGTCCAACTGAATTTTTCCTGAAGAGTCTCATACGGTTTGGTGTCGTCTAATCCTAGTTTGTTGAGCCAGGCGTAGTAAACTCGTTTTCCCTCTTCACATTCCTTTTTGTCTTTGCAGTAACGCCACATGAAGGCGTCAAATATTTTTTGGAAATCCTTATGTCTCGGCATTTCAATTCACCGTTAATATCCGATTTCTAGCAGGATCAATAAGCAGCGACAGTGAGGATGCGCATTTGGCAGGATTAATGTGTAATCTGTGTCGTCGCGGTTTGGGAATTGCATGTCAATCTGTTCTCGCGTGAATGTTTTGGTGTCGTGCTGCATGCAATGCTCGCAGGTTTTATCATCGACAACCGCGACAAACATGTATGTTAACGTGAGTTCGATTCCAAGCAACTCGAGGACGAGATCCAGCCGCTGCTTCCCTGTGACTGGAAGTTGCGCGGTTACTTGTTCAAGTTTCTTGCCTTGCAGGTTACCTTTTGCTTGGACGGATCTTACGGCTTTACCATAACCTTGCAGATTCAGGGCCTTGTGAACAGTGTGAAAATTGATTGTGAGATCCTTGCGGACTGGTTTGATAGCTATTCCATGCGCTTCTAGGTTGAGGCGTTTGGGATGTATGCTTTTGCCAGTAATTTCTTTCTTGAGACTTTCAAGATAGACGGCACGTCCAGTTGCAAGATATTTCTGCAATAATCGGAAGGGAAGAACTACCCCCCACTTGTGCAGGGCAGGGGCAATTATCGTTTCAATGTCAGGTATCACTTGAGCGATGACAGCGGCATCAAAGTACAGCGATATTAACACGACAAGCTTTTCAATGATCACGTCAGCGAAAGCGTTGACGATTGCGTTTTTTTCAACGGTAAAGGTTGTTTCTGTCTGTAGATCTGCTAGAGCGGTTGATATGGCGTCTTTGACAAGATTGTATGTTGCCTCAGAAGTCACTGAGGCTAAGGCTTCGGTTTTGGCGTCTGCGAAGACATTGAAACTTGTCTCTTGGGAATGAAGGGCCCGAGCCTGCACAACTGCGTCTTTCAAGATTTCGATGAAAGCCTCGATAATTATGGTTGCAGATGCATTTACTAAAGCATCTTTATTGATGTTAAACGTGGTTTCGAGGTTAAGTTGGGCTAGGGCCTGAATGATTGCTGTTTTCGTAATATTGAAGAGTGTTTCATATGTAGAGAGGGCTTGCACGGTTACTTGCGCGTTTTTTGTAATGTTGAATGTCAACTGTTCAGAGGGTATGGCGGTTGCTTTAGTTATTGCTTCTGCAGAGAAGCTAAGTTCGAAAGCCAAACTTGATAGGGCGCGACTAATGGCGTCCTTCGGAAGATTAAACGTTGTTTCACGTGCATGAACACTTTGCGATGAGACCGCCGCGTCTTTCGCAACGTTGAAAGTGCACTCTTTCGCGGGGGTTGCAGAAGATTGGCAAACTGCATTGACATTTATCTCGTAGGTTGTTCCGCTTGGTGCCGCTTTGAAAGTTGCGATACACCCCGCCCAACCAAAAGTTGCTGCGCACGTAGCACCTGTGTTAGCTGTTCCTATTGCAGAAACAATCTTTTCAAAATAACCGCATGTCTCTTTCATTGCGGAACCGTAAACTGCTCCATCTAGCAAAGTAAAACCGTTTGTAGGGCTACTTTGCGGTGTACTTAATGCAGAACTGCTTTGAGTAGCTGCACCTATCCATAATTCGCTTGCTTGTGTTGTCGTTGCTGTAGTACCCGTATCAAGCGGTGTGCTAATACCACTGTTAGTGGCGGTTTTATCAAGAAAACTTGCGGTAAGAACTCCTGAATATTCACAAACGTCAGCAACCGCAGCGCGGTCATAAGTTGTAGCACTCATGGTTATAGTTATGGTTACGCTGGCTCCAGCACCTACGACCCCAAACCAAATTTCTGTATCTGTATAAGTTGTTACCGTGGTTTTTGTTTGGGATATTTGTTTTGTCCATGTTACTCCTGTTTCAGCTATGCTTGACACAGTCAAAATTGCGTTGAGTCGAGATAAACTTATCACGGCAACAAGCACGTTTCCACTTATCGGCGTAGAAGCCAGCGTCACAATAAAGGTAGCACTATGAGGACCATACCCGTCGCCATAAGTCACTCCTCTTGCGTTGCCCTGAACCCTAACGATCGCCATGTTTTATTTCTCGAAATCACGATTAAGCCGCTTGGAACTTCGGAGTATAATATATTTTCACTGTATCGCCCGACACAACGTTCTTGACAGCGTAGGCGTCACGGCAATAAAGCGTTCCGCCTGACGAATTGTTAAGGATCCCGCATTCTACGAGGGCATATGTATTTGTGATGTTGAACGTTGCATCCATGCTGCACTCGCCTGTAGGCCCGTCTTTCCCATACGTGCCTTTCACCCGCATCACTTCCGTTTGAAGTGTCGTATCAGCCGCAAGCGTCGCGTTTGTACCAGTTCCAATAGCAATGCTGTTGAACACTGCAGGCCTGCCTCCGCTTTCGTCAAAGCCTTGTCCACAGAGCGCGTTCAATCCAGCATTCACGACTATGTCTTTCGCATCAATGAATTTCTCATCAATCGATACGAGTTTTCCTTTCCGCCAGACTTCAATCCGTCTTTCGACGCCGACTAATACCTTGCTTTTCACATTTTTTTCCATATTCAATTCCTCATGTGCGAGCATGAATCTTCCCGTCATCCACATCAACATTAGCTAGATTCCAAACCTTATTTCTCGCCGTAGCAATTGTTATGTGTGGACTGTTGGGAAACCTGAGAAACGTGTAAACAGCATACTTCGTGAAGACTAGAAAGAACGGCGGTTTTTGACGCCGTAGTTTCATTCTGAAAAGGCAGCAGTAATAGCAGAAGTTTATTTTGCTATCACAGAACGCATTGAACTTGTTCCCGCCCGTGATTATCTGTTTTAGGAGTTGCTCCAACTTGCGAATCGGCTTAGGAATTGCATCGCCAGAATACTTCATTTTTGATCAACCGTAGACTTCTTCAGCCTTCGCCTCGAAACCGCATTTAAGGCCCCGTTTCACTTCCAACTGTGGAATCCAAGTAAACTCAACTTCCCCGATCTCACCAGACTTAAGGCTCTTGGAAGCGGAAACCTTCACATTCGGATCTGAGACAACGATCTCAATCTTCCGCAGTTCACCTTGACTATCATTCTTCAAAAAGACTTTTACAGACTGAGACGTGCCAACTTGAACCTCTCCAAAATCAAGCGATTCAGCACGCATTTTACAGTCTTTGTCCTTGAAAAACTGCATTAAGAACCCTGCTTCAATATTTTTTGGAGAGCCTTTTTCTTGAGTTGCTCCATTTCCCCACTCATCGACGGAACAAACCGACTATCCATAACCGTGCCCTTCCCCGCCTCATCAGGATAACCCAATGTTTTCCGAGCCCACGACGGACTGACAACGCCATGCTCAATTTCACCCTGCAACTTCGTGCTGAGGCTTGTTTTATCCTCTTCTTTCATAGGCCGCCAAACCATCTTAACAGGCTTTGCGGTCTGAACAAGACTGAAAAGGTTGGCTTCATGAAACCGTTTCAAAACGCGTTGGTAAGCCCTGACTTCCGCCTCGAGAATCCTCTCTTGATAGTCGGCTGTGGCCATTGTGGTTGTGCCTCCGAATCCGAGGGCGGGTTCTGGAACGCCAAGGCCTGCAACCAAGTTACGTGTGAAGTGAGCGAGAATAGGCTCAACCGTCTGACGGCCGCCAACACTTGCACTTTGATAAACCTCTTGGATCTGTTCTATTGTTCCATCGTTGAATATGTCTTCACCTGGCTTCCGGTTAATCACGCCGTTCTTCACTCTATCATAAGTGTCCTTGTCAACTGGATTGTCTTTACCGCCTATCTGAATGTGAAGCATCGGATCCGCACGGCGTCGCGCTATCCAAGGCAGTTTTTCCTCCATGAAGAGCAAGGCTTTGATTGTTGGCAAAACGCAGCGGAGGCAGCTGACGCCGAAGAATGCCCAGGGTTCAGCGTTGAATTTGAGATGCAGGACTTCTTCAGGTTTTAAACGGTCAACCTTGCCGAAGCTAGGTTCATAATGGTACTCTATGATTTGCTGGGTACTATCAAGTTTCAAGCCTATTTTCAGCGGGTTCAAAGGCTTGTATGCCTGGTCTTTCTGTTTTTGCCAGTACATGTTTCCAGTGATGAGAGCGAAAAGGGCTCCGTCACGAAACACCGTGTCTGCCTGCAAGTTAGTTAGCAAGTCTGTAATGGCTTGTTTGCTTGTGTCGTCCTCTGATTCGAGGTCGTAGCCCATTTGCCAAATCATGAATTGTTTGATGTCAACCGCTCGAGCCACGTAGGGAATGTAGTTGTATGCGTCAAGGTAATCCTGGAAGTCATTGAAGTCATCAGGGTATTTGACGCCGCTAACGGTGCCTACACTGACTTTCACGGCTGTAGCAGGATTCACGGAGACTTCAATGAGTTTAGCGGTTTCAAGCCTGCCTCGAATACGAGTCTCGCTTGATTGGGGTTGGTCCGAGCTTGAAATGAGGTAGGGTCCTGGAGTTGGACCTTGCACTGTGACGAGTCCTTGCAGCTTAATCGGAGGGGGAACTTTAGGTTTTGGATGAAACTTATTAAACGGCCAAGGCCAGGATTCTTCTTTCTTGCTCATTTGTCTCCGACAACTCCGAAACTCACGAGGCCCCTCGGTCTGCCTCGAGCAACAATCGCGAAGGCACCGCTTACGGCATCAACCTGGTCGTCATGTACGCCTCCTGGAAAAGCTTCAGCCTCGTCAAGAAAATCGTTTATCCACGGGCCCCTGACCAGTTTCACATTGCCGGCCTCGGCAGCTGAGCTCACTGGGTTTGCCCGGATCTCTTTGCTGCCCGTTGTCTTCTGCCCGTGAAAACTGAAGCCAACAAGAACATGCCGGGCGTAGTGGTCGATGTTTGCGATGCCGGCACTGCCAGGTTCAAGTTCCATGTGAATGTCAATTTCATGGCCGTCGGTTTCCGCTGTCTGTTTTATGAGGTCTCCGACGTCTTTCGGGGTGCCTCGAGCGCGTTTTATGTCAATGATGTAGTAGACGCCGTCTTTCTGTGTGAGGAGAGCTCCTACCGTGTAGTCGGGATCCTTGCCCTTTGCCGCCTCGGTTGCAGCAAGATCCCAATACCGAGCCTTTACGGCGCCTCGAGGGTAATCGTCAACTATCTTGAACCATTCACGTCTGAACTTGCCTCCAGTGGTTCTTGCGGACCAGTCGCCATTCAAGAGTTGTGCTCTTGTTACCGGGTCTAATTCGCTGAGGCTGGCACGATATGTTTTCTGGTCCAGGTAGGGATTGTCCTCGAGTTTTGCAGGAATGAAGACCCGGCCTTTTTCGCGGCCTTCAATGAGAAATCGTTGCTTGACCCATTCATGGCCGACGCCGCCGGGATTAGTGGCTGATCGCATTCGGAGGGGAACAGGACTCGTTTCGAGGCGGCGTAACCGGCTGAACATGAAGCGGTATTCTGCCTCGAGAAACTGGACAACCTCATCGAAACCTATAAACTGGAAGGCGGCGCTTTGATACCGGTATTTATCCGTCTCGGTTTCCATGTAGCCGAAGCATAATCGTGCAGTCGACGGAAAAGTCCAAGTGTGGTTTTCACCGTTCCACTTTGCAGGTGTGGGTCCGAGCCATTCTTGAGCGCGATCCATCAACGCCTCCGGGAGTGAAAGGTCTTTGTAGGTGCGTCGGAAAAGGATAGCTGTGTATCCGGGTATGTCGACGAATTGCAGAGCAGCCATTAAGAGGGCGTCTGATTTGCCGCCTCCGGCAGCTCCTCCGTAGAGGACTTCGCGTTCTGTTGTTACGAGGAATTCAGCTTGTTTGAGTGTTGGCTGATGCGGGATCCACCTGTTGCTGAGAACTGTCTTTGCTAGGAACTGTTTTTTCCAGGAAGAGAGTGTCATATTTTGTGAGGAGGTCTGCAATGTCTTTTCCCTTGTCAACAGCGATATCCAGTTTGCCCTCTGTTTTACTCTCTACTTTCCTCGGCATCATTTTCTCAAGTAACTTGTCGCGGTAATGGAGGCGTGTTCCAGTCTTTGCAGCCACGATATCAGCGAGTTGCTCTCGGACCAAGGCGTCTATGAAGGCTTGTGTAGACTCGTCTTTGAGGTTGCGGCGTATGGTTGACTCGTTGCATTTCAGTTCGGTTGCAATCTGTTCAAGAGTGTAGCCTTTAACGCGGAGTTCAAGGATTCTGCTGATTCGTCCTGCTTTTTTGACTAGGGCTCTTTTTCGTTTCGGCTTTGGCAACAGGGGTAGCATGAGAGGCGGATTCTGTGCATTATCGTGCATTCTGGGTTCACGTCAATGCATTGGTGCCTATTGCCACGAGGATAGCGATTAACGTCATGACTGTGAAGATGAGGGTAGCCATGATTTTTCTGTTGATAGACTTTGTTGCTTCTTCTAGTATGTTGATTCTGAAGTCTACGACCTTGTGTTTTTCAACGCAGAGGTCTTGGACTTTGCTCATTTGAACTTCATGAACGTCTTTGCGAACGTATTTCTCGTTCGGGTTTCTGTGTTCACTCATTTCTCGGTTCCTCAAAACGTTGAAGATGCATGTCAAAGGCTCTTCGCCTTGAATTCCTGAATTTTCTCAATGAGTTGCTTGGCAAACTCATCAGGGTCGATCTTGACTACAACCATTGCAACCATGAGTTTTGCCGCCTCTGAATAATTCTTCTCATCAAGTAATTTATTGATCTTTGCCCTGACCTTTTTCTCTTGCTCTCCCGTCAATTCATTGCGTTGCAACGGAGACTCCTACAAAATGGTGATTTGTTTGTCGAGGCTGCCCTGACCTCTCGCGTCAGTTAACACTTCTCCCTCGATTACGCGGGCTTCGAAAGGATGAAAGGGGAAGCCTATGGTTTGCATGTAGAGTGTGATTTCGCCTGGTGATAGGGTGTTGATGGTTTCACTGTGTTTCTTGTCGAAGAAAGAGGATGACATAATGATGTTGCGTAGGGCTCGTTTTCTGTTTTTGAATGGTGTTGGTTTGTGGGGCATACCGTCTCACATCACACTGCTCTCGCTAGCGGAGAGAGGCGAAAAGTGAAAACTGGAGGCTTGTTAACTTGTGTTTTGTGGAGATGAGGCTTTTAATGTTTTATCTCCTTTCCGTATGGTAGAAAGATAGTGAATACATGCCTCTTTCATGAAGTCTGTTCGCGTGATATGTAGTAGGGTTGCGGCGTTGTCGATGGTTTTTAACAGGTTTTCGTCAAAACAGCACTCAACACGACGTCTCATTTAGTCATGATATCTCCGACTATTTTGACCTTGCCAAACCACACCTTACCTTACCCGACCCCAACATACCGTACCGTTGCCCGACCTTACCTCACCAATCCACAGCTCACCAATCCACAGCAGACCTTACCGCACAGCACCTCGCTCAACCAAACCTTACAATTCCTAACCAAACCTCGCATCACTCAGCTTTGAAATGAGTGACTATGAACCCGCCGAATCGAGGACGGTAATCTCCGAGCCCTACGTTATACCCCGCGTAGTCCAGAATCCTCTTGATCGTTTCGGAATTTATCTGCTCTTCCAAAACTTCAATGTCGAACTCTAGGTTCCAATCATCAAACCGAGGTCGTATTCTCATTAGTCTTCCACGAGTCGCGGGAATGACGACGCTTCTTTTATCAGGTATCCAAGTTTGGTGCTTGTGAATGATAGCTTCTGGTGTGATGACTACACTGCTCTGTATGATGTCTTTGTAGGTTTTCTTTCCTTTTCCGCCGATCGTGAAGTTTGTAGCTGCCTTGACCATGCTTCTGAGAATATGCTCGGCAGGCTGATAGATGCGCCCATCTGGTAACTTGTATAGGCGTTCTTGGGGATCATCTGCCTTATGCGAACCCACGCGAGTTTTCACTTTGCTTTCGGCTTCGAACGTCTCATCTGGAAATCTGTTCTGTAATAAAGGTCTGATTCCTTGAATCTCACAATGAATCTTCATATTTCCATTCACCTCCCTTTCCTTATCTCGTTCTCGTAATCTAGCCTTCAAATCCCAAGGCAACGTCTTCAACTCTTCAGTTGAAAACCACGCAAAGGCATCAAGCTAACTCTCCTCGAGGCGTGCATCTTCATCAGGAGCTCTATGCAAATCCAACAAGTGATACTTGATGATGTCGCCCTTCTTGATTTTATGCAGTCTCACAGTCACAGGATCCAACGGAATATACAGCACTCGGCTATGCCTTCTGACCTGCCCGAACTGGACAAAATAGAGTTTTTCCACATTTTTTCTGGTCTCGGGAATCTGCACCATGCGCTCAATTTTTTCTGATGTTCTGGTCATTCATGGTTTACCTCTTTTATGATTCGTAACTGACAGAAGAAACTGTGAGCCTCTGACATCTACACTAAACCGTGTAATTGGGGGGTTCGTGGAAGCATGGACATTCAACATTGTTTCATGAACCTCCACACTTTTGGTCCAAGGTCTTCCGCCTCTTTCCTATGCACTTCACAGAACCATTCACACCTGTCATTTGAGAACCTTCCACAAATCCGCATGGTCCTTGATGTCTTTAGCATGAATAGAACAGTAGCCATACTCTTCATTTCTAGGCACGTAAAACGCAACACCAACAGCGTCACGCATACAATCTTTAAACCCGCAAATCTTACTTGGGCTATGATAAGCTTTGCCAATCTTCAAAATCGTGTCTAACCTTTGTTGAGGGTTACCAGGTTCATGAAGTCTAACATAATCTTGTGCGTAGTCAAGAACCCATGAACTAAAACTCTTACCATCCCTCTTGAGAATCTCTTGCAGACTCTCATAGATTCCTCGGCGGTGTTTATTGATGTAGATTTGGACTATGCGGATATGCTTTTCATCAAAGTAGTTTCGTTTTCTTCCTCTTCTCGCTATATACATATCGCTATATACATACTCTCTACTCTCTATACTCTCTCTATCTCTCTCTATCTCTCTGCTCTCTCTCTCCTCTCTCTCCCCTATCTCATCTGAACTCAAAAACCTAAACACCCTCCGTTTTGGCTTCTTCAAATTCAGGCAAGACTTCTGCCTGTTCCTTATGTTTCTTGATGAAATCGAGTAATGCAATGAGAAAACCTTGGCTGACCCGTTTACGCCTCAGTATCGTTGTGATACTGAAGTGTTCACCTTTGAAAATAGGAACTATCCATTCAGGCTCGTAGGTGATGTGATGAGGTTGCACCACATACGTCGACGGTTTCCTTCGCTTTCTTTTAGCGCGCACACTCATATTAGGCACCCTTCGTTTTGGGGACAGTGATGATTTTGTCGTAGGCCTTCTGTTCTTCCTGCAAGTTTTCTCTGTGTTCTAGTGCTTGGTATTCGCTTAGTTTTGGCAGGATGAGTTCTTTCAGTTGAACGCCGTTAGCGCCTTGGATGTAACCGAGGAATGCGACTGTTTTGCTGCTTTGCATTGCGTAAGCCGCGTTCAAATGTGTGTAGATGAAATGTCGCATGGCTCTCATGCTTACGCTCCAGTTGATTGCTTCAGGTTTTGGCGGTCTGCCCTTCGGTTTGGCACGGTCCCAAATAGTAGGGGAATCAACGCGGACGTTGACCATTACTGGCAACTGGTTGACAACTTCTTCAAGTTTGAACATTACGTAGACGCTGTTGTGTTCAGGGTCATAATGCCAATAGATGTCTTTGACTTCGTATTCAGCGAGAATGCCGTCGATCTCATGTTTCGTGCGTTCCGCTGGAATCGTTGTACTTGTGTATTTGATTAAGGAGTCATCACTGTAGATTTTCTTCAAACTCATTTTCTATTTCAACTCCCAATTACCTTGATGTTTTCCTGATAACGGCAAAACAGAGGAAAGACGAAGCTTCAAGTGTGGGCCTCCGTGAGTTTGTCATAGCATGCTTTGCCAAGGGGGACCGAGAGTGGGAGGGGAATTTTTGCCCGAAAGAAAGAACGCAATGGATTGAACGCGAAGACCGAGTTTAGGCGATCATGCGCTTTAGCACGGACTGAACCTACGGGGAAATCTGTTTTTGACGGAAAGTTTGATTGCGGAAAGAGAAAGGGCGGTAATATTCCCCATAAATACCAAGGCTTGATGATTACTGCAGGCGGCCCGAGCAATGGTTCAATATGTTGCAGTGACCCTTGGACGTTTTCCAAGATCCAAAACTTCGGGTTTACTTCTCGAATTATCCTTATGCTTTCTCTGACAAGTTCCAGCCCTTTAGCAGGATCTGCAGATTTACGTTGGCCTCTGCTGACTGCAAGGCGGACTAATGTGCTGAATTCGGTGCACGGAGGCGATGCAGTAACAACGTCAAAAGCTTCATTGGGATGATAATCTTTAAGGTCCATTTTCACAAGTTTATATGGATATCCAATGTCAAGAATGTCCACTCCAGTACAATCAAACCCTGCCCTGTAGAAGCCTATGCTCCATCCGCCTAAGCCGCAACAAAGGTCCAGCAACTTCGGTGTATCCATTCCTTATCCCTTCAGGCTGTAGTCTTTGAACCACCTGATTTTGACAACGCAACTTTCCACTTTCGAATTTGGCAAGTCACGTTCTGGACATAGCAAGTTGCCGCATGGCTCCTCGGTGCCAGGATAGTGAAGGCAGGGGTCAGGCCAGTCAGCACGACTATTTTTCTGCAGTCTGCCCATTGTTTATCTCTCTCCCCTGGATGTCCCAGACAACAAGTTCTTCACCGCATTTGGAACAGAACTTCCAAACTTTGCTATCCTCGGCAGATCCTGAGTCTTTGCAATTTCGGCAGTGCCATTGAAAATAGAAAGTCCTCGGTGCCAACAAGTCTCTTATTTCTCTGAGTAGACTCACAACTTCAATAGGAACCGTTTGAAGAGGAGCCACTTTCTCTACTATTTCTACCTCTTCCTTCGGAGTCAGGAACACTTTTTCAGGTTCACGTGACACATGAAGTTCTTTGAGAGGCTGCAACGTCTTATTTCTGGGTCCTGGCTGCCGCTTCTCAATTTTGCCTGCCTTCTTCAATCGCTGAATAAGCATTCTGACGCTTTTTGGTGTGCGGCCTGGAAACGCTTTTTCAATCTGGCTTTTAAGCATCGGTCCATTCCATAAGGTGATCAGTTTCTCAACGTCTTTGCCAGACCATTTTCCGCCTGAACCTCTCATAGGAGTTGACTGTTTTGACGTGCGGTCTATTTGGTCGTAGTGACATGTGATGGCGTGGGCGTTTCGTCCTGGAAACAAGGGCACAAGACTTCTAGCTTTTTCCGCGATTGTCCCGCGAGCCCTGGGCCACTCATACAAGAGACGAGTATCTTCCTCCTGGGTCCACCGGGATGTTTTGCTGCCCTTCTTATGGCCGCGAGACTTCTCAACATGTTCGGGTCCTGACACTATCTCTTCATGTTTCTCGGTGACTGGCGGTTTTGGAGGCGGCGTGTAAACAGTTCTTTCCTCAGAGACCTCACCAGTTTTCCGCATAGAAACAAGAGCAACAGGCCTCCGATCCAATTCGACAAGATGCACTTTGAAACCTTGATCTTCAAGTTGAAATTCCCAGTCAGGATCAAACTTGTCTCCAGGCACGATTACGCATTCACCGTGAGGCGCCACGTTTCTCATGCCGTATTTGGCTTTGAGCTCTTCAATAGAGATTATGGTTCCGCCTCCTCGGGTCGGTTGAGGTTGAATGTTTCACGGAAACTGGCCAGATGCTTTTCAAGTTGCACGCGTCTGCGACTATCCATCACGTTAGCTGTAAGCATGCCGAGAAACTCTAGCTCCTTTTCAACCGCAATTTCCAGATTACACATGCGTTTCTCGTGATTCCGTAGCCTGTCGCAGAGTTTGAACCAGGGATAGCAGAGGTCTTCTAGCAGATCCCTAATTTCTTCTTTCATATTTCGATCACTCCTTGTTGACTGGGAGTTTGAACTTGACGTCCACAGTGCGGACAGAAGGGTTTACGATGCAAACACCAGTCGTCTCCGAAACAGCTTATGTCCTGTTCGAAATTTGCTTCTGTCCCATCGAAACGAGCATAACATTCTTGACAGTCATACCAGGTTTCGCGTGCCGTCAACAAACAACCATGATGATAGAGCCGGCCGTCTTTGTCTTGGTCGATGTTTCTGAGGATCGGTTCGTTGCACCATGTGCAGATTCGTGCCTGCGTAGGAATGCTCTCATATAGACGGCGGAGATTCAATATTTCGCCTCCAAGCAATGCTCAATTTTGCCGTCTGCTCGTTTCACGTGAAGAATCTGGAATTTGAGTTGGCATTCGGGGCAGCAAAATTCGAAGCCAGTGTCAATCTTCTCGTCTTTGACATGAGGGCTGGGAATAGATTCCTTGTTGGGTTCATGCGCTTTCGAAATGGATTCCGTGTCTTTTTCAGGAATGGTCTCAATGCCGTCTGCATACAAGGGGCCTTCATCCTCTTCTTCACTTTCACCCGCCCCCTCGGATGGGCCTTCAGCAAACCTTTCTTTCACAGCGGTTTCCAACACTTCTTTCCCGGCAGGAGTATCCAAGAGCTCGCGGGCTTTGCCAACTGTCATATCTTGAGGTTTCACAGTTCCGATCGGAGGCGCTTTCTCTTCAGGATGAACGATGCTGTGGATTTCCCGGGCAGAAGGCACTTCCCCAGTCTTATTGATTTCATCAATGATTTCCTGTTTCTTTGCTTCTGGAGCAGCGAGGATCTCACGAGCCTGACGCTCAGTAAACTCCCCACTCTCCATTGTACCCCGGGGTACAATGTTATCAAGGTTCAACATGTCGAGGTGACGTGTAACCCAGTTATGTTCCTTGCCAAAAACGTCGGCAAGATTCGCTTGCGTGGGATAGGTTTTCGGATACTTGTCCATTAAATGTTTCAGGGCTTTTGCAAGATCATAATCTGACATATCCTTGCGAGCCACATTCTCCATCAGTCTGATCCGGTCAAACTCTTCGTCAGCAAACTCCTTCACGATCACTGGAACGACGCCGAGACCCATTTTCCTCGCAGCTAAAAGCCTACGTTCCCCGCAACCAACTTCGATGTAACCGGATGATGCTGGTGCTGGCCTACAGACCAACGGCTCTAGAATAATGGCGATTTCATGTCCAGCTTTAGTTGTTGCAATCTGCTCGATAAACTCTTCAATACCATCCTCAATGTTCGACCGAAATTTGTGGACAGGTGATAATATGTTGCAGATAGCAAACTTGGCGTAGTAACCAGGCTTTATCGGGATAGGGCCGAGGTCTAGTGGCTTGCTTTTGTCGTCTTTCACAACGTTAGGAGTAACTGCTGTACCCGCTGTAACTGGTGTAGACGTGCCCTGAGGCGTAACGCCGCCCTTCTTTGCAAACGGTCCAGGCACCGCCCAAGCCTTGGCACCCTGCAAATAGTCCTGGCCACCCAAGTCCTTCACAAGTCTACACATGGCCCTGAACTGAAATTTGTCTAGGAATTGCTTCGACTTCAAGACAGCATAGAAAAACCCGTCTTTCCGCTCTTCAATGTCAAAGAGTTGTTCGACAATCTCGGTCTTGATGGTGAGGGTGTCCGCGATTTTCTTAGCGAAATCGATCGGAAGTTTGAGGCTCACTCAGAGGCCTCCGATAGTTTTCGTTGAGGATCATGCAGTTTCAAGCTCACGACTTTTCCAAGCGGGTACACGTCGAACAATGAGGCTTTCTCACTTTTCACGGTCAACTTGAACTCGGATGCTTCGAGGACAGCGTCAGTTTTGCCGACAAAAGTCACAGTGAACCAGGGATGTTTCTTTTCGGTTTCGCCGTGGCCGTGAGCTTTGACTCGCATATCAACCTCAATCACTGCAAGTCGCCTCCGTTCGGATGCTTTGCTTTGAATGCTTTCCTGATGGCCACAAACTCTTCCCGCGTAATGTAACCGAGTTTCCAAGCGGCTTTAGCCGTGCACTTGCCATGCCAATCCACTTGTTGACTCACGTCGAAGCCTCCGGCTTCTTCGATTTCTCCAACACTTTCAAGTGGATCTCATGGATCACTTCGAAGAATTCACGTCGAAGCTTGGCAACCTCGTCATGCGATCGACGACCAGAAACCAAAACTAAGCCCCCTGCCATTCTTCCATACGACGACGAGCAGCTTCACTCAGGAACTCCGGAACCCCGCGGTAGCGTTTGTCCTTTTTCAGGTGCTCCTCAATAGCCCCTATGAGTTCGGCTCTGAGGCTTACACTTCTGAATTTCGGTTTCCCCATAGTTCAAACATCCTTTAAAGTTAATTCATTCCTAAGGGATAGAAAGACTATTTAAGATTTTAGTTTAAAATTATGTTAACTTTGAACTATCGGAATAACATATTTATACTTTAATAATGCTTTAATTATTGGGAGATAATGAGCACCAAACCACCCTACCGCACGGTCAGCATGAAAACAGAGTTCATCGACTACCTAGAAGAATTCATCAAGACCAATACGCAATACGGCTATCGTAGTCTTGCACAGTTCCTTGAAGATGCAAGCCGTAGAAGACTGGAAGAATTGAAAGCTGCAGAAAAAGAGTTACCTCGAATGGAACAGATAAATTGTGATGAAAATGGCTGCAAAATCTTGGATCGCAAACTTCATAGAGTAGCCGACATTGCCCTGAAGCCTTCCGGGATCGACTGTAGCATAGACCGGACTGACAGTTGCGACCATGTCAAGTTTGCTTTGGCACAACGGGACATCCGAGGCATAATAGCCAAGAAACGAAAGGAAGGTTGGAAGCTGCCAGACGTCTAATGGAGGTGAAGATATCCAGTGTCCGAAAAGAAAGAGGAAATTAGCGAGAAAGAGTTGCTTGAAAAAATTGAGGATCACCTCAATGGTATTGAAACTTTGATGATCATCAGTTTCTTAATGGGCCTCGGTGCGCTCGTGGTGGTTGTGTTTCTCTCCGTTCTCGGCATTCGCATCATCTAGGAGAGATCAGAGACTATGAACAAACAAATGGTACGTACGATCATTCTGGCGCTGGTTTTACTGTGCACATTGTCAACCAGAGTTTCGGCCCTAGACATAGATTTCCTCACAACAAGTGAAGTTATAGATACGCTCGGATATCTCCATGTTTTCGGAGAAGTTCAGAATAATGGAAGTCAAACCCTAAAATATGTGGAAATCGTGGGCACCTTCTACAATGCTGGTCATGTCGTTATCGAGACCGAATATACTTTTACTCTACTCGATCAGCTTGAACCAACACAAAAGAGCCCCTTCGACCTCTTCATAATGAACACAAACACTTCAGCTGACGTGACGTCGTATAAACTGACCGTAACAGGCAGTGAGGCGAACCCCAAACCGCGAGGCCTACAAATCTTATCCCATAGTAGCTCGATCGATCAGCTTGATTACCTGGAGATTGTTGGTGAGATCCAAAACCTGCAGAATAATTCAGCTTCTTATGTCGAAGTCATCGGAACCTTCTATGACCAAAATGGCACCGTCATCGGTTGTGACTACACCTTCACGGATCCAACCGACCTGGCAGGCGGCCAAACAGGACCTTTCAAAATCGTATTCATGTACGAGGCGCTCTCTAGTCTCGTTTCATCCTATACACTGACGGCTCAATCAAACGAATACTCGATGATCCCAGAATTCCCGCTAGGGCCCGTTTTCCTGCTGCTGGCCACAACCCTTTTCATTACCATTCTCACACGACGAATACGAGTCAGACCTTGATTTTTCCTTCTCTATAATCTGCAATAAGCTCTCTCATCGCTTCAATCTCATCATCGTTCAATCCTTCATGCTCTTGTCCCGGTGGTTTTCCAGTGTAAATGTTGATGTAAGGCTCCAATTTCGCGTATTCCCGTTCAACCGCGTCCGCATGAGTAAACGGCGCCTGATCATACGTGCCCCCCGGAATATCCAGTTGATCAAGCTCTTCCTTGTCAACAGAATGACCCATCATAAACCGCACGTAATCCTTGCTTATGCCTCGGTCCGGGGGACTGGCTTCTGACTCGAAAATCTTGCGGAACATGTGAAAAATCACGGTGTAAGGCCCCTTGTAAACGTCGTGCCTTTCCAAACGTTCTCTGAAGGGACTTCTCCAGGCTTCCGGCGTCAACTTCGACCCGTCACGTTTAATGAACAGGTAGGGGCTCTTTTTGCCGTTGAGCCATTTCCTCCGGAGGGGCAGCCACTCTTGAATCTCCGTTATCGCGTCAAGCGAACAGAAAGTGTAGTATCGGAAATCATTGCCCTTGCGCCCATCAAAATTAAACCGGATCCGTTTCCTGCCCTGACTGATCATTCGCGCTATGTATTCGTACTGATCATTAATGTCGTTGAGGACCTGCATTATGCTCTGCCCCGTCTGCAACCCTAACATGCAGATTGCGCGGTCACGCTTATTCAATGCACCAATGACTTTCTTAGCTAAACCAACAGTGTAGGGATCCGGCCGATATTTCCGGTGCTTCTTCACGCCATAAAACCCGCGCGCGCTAGTCAACTCAACTTCATGAGCCTTACAGAACAAATTTACGCTCTTGAGCATGGCGCCATAAAGCAGAGCGTGAGATTTGCCTTTTAAATCAGGGTTATCCCGGGTGAACTCCAAAACAAGATTCCGCCCCCAACCCCGATCCTCAACAACCCTGCTCAACCGCTTCTCACACAACACCTGCAAAAACTCACTCGGCTTCATCACCAAACCCTTACGGATCTGCAACCACTTGAAAAACATGCATAAATACCGACTGAAACCGCGTTTGGTCGATTCAGCATACTTGCCCAAAAACTGCTTCACACACAAATTAGCAGCAACAAACGCGTCAACCTCAACCCCCGAAACACCATAATCATAACGCCGCCGCCAATCCACAACCCTACACCCAAAAACAGAGGAACACCCCACATAATATAACCATGCGCCTCAGATACCCTAGAGGCGAGGGAGTGTTTCAGGGTAGTATGGGGTGTAGAGGGTTTTGTGTGGTTGCGGGTGCTTGGGGTGTGAAGGAGTTTGTGTTGTATTTTGGTGTAAAAGTGTAGGTAGAAGAGAGCTCTCGCTGACTCTTGATGGATTGACGAAAAACAGAGGCTGAAAGAAAAAAGAAGGGGTCTAGGGTCCTTATGTAGTTTTAGGCGCCAGTTTCAAGAGGACCCTTCTCATGACGTCTATGACAAACAGCAACACAACGGCATACTGTACGGGAATGAACT